TCTGATAATATGATCGTCTAGGGTCAGGCCTTGTGCCATAATGCATCGATAACCATCCTGCTCCGCCTCGCACACTTGCTGGAACCTGCTGGGGGTGTGTGCATTGAGTCTCTTCATCCTTGGCAATCATCAGTTTGCTTGTAGTGTTGATGGGTTTTCTCACCCACCAATATTGTATAATATCCACTAAATCGGTCAAGTTAATAATGCATTTTTTTTAAAAATAAGTGAAAATAAAGGAAAATAATGACTAAATGGTTGAAATTGTTATGGATAAAAAATGAATGGAAGATGAAACATATTGCCGAAAAGTCAGGAAAAGCGGAGGCAAGCTGTGCTTCCTGGTTCAAAACGGGGCAGATCCCACATGAGAAACACTGGAATGGAATCTCCCGATATCTCATGAGCCATGGATATCCCATGCATACTCCAGAATACGTAGGCCTGCTGTTCACGGAACAACGTCGATCTGAAGGCTGGCTGATCAAATGCGAGGGGTGCCGGAAGGAATTCCTGAGGTATGCAAAGACCAAAAAATATTGCAATTCATATCTATGCAAACGAATCTTGAGGGGAAGGACGGCGGAAGAGAGACAACCAGCTCAAGGGAAATACCATAAAATTGACTTTACGAATCGGAAGCATTGCAAGGATCATCAAATCTCCCGGGAGAAATTGGATGCAGCGATCAAGGATTACATTGAAGGAGGAGGAGAGATTGAGAAACTTCCGACGATTGAACAGGGAGCACTCACGATGATACAGGACGAGATGATGCAAGCAGGGTTTTGAATGGCAGAGATTTTAGTGGCCTGCATGGCCCTTGTCATCATTATCGGCTATTTTGGCCTGATTCTGTGGGCTAGACCAGCATCTAAGAGGTTCTAATCGCTGAGAATCCAATAATCAAAGCCTTCCTGGACATTATACAAGGGAAATGAATTCTCAACGATTAGTAGAATGAGTGATAGACTCAATGTCAGAGAACTGAGGTTTGTTGCGGGGATTATAAAAGGACTATCTCAGACCGATGCCTGCATCAAGGCAGGCTACTCATCCAAGGGTGCCAGCACACAAGCTACAGCACTCATGCGGAGGCCTGCGGTATTGGGGGAGATCGAAAGACAAGTCGCCGGACAAGGATGGTCTCCCGAAAAGGTTGTGGGGGAACTGCAAGACCTCTATTATAAAGCGAAGGAGGCTGAGGCATGGGCACCAGCAAAAGACATACTGACCCTGCTCGGTCGCCATGTCGGGATCCTCAGGGACGAGAGGCACACGAAGACTGAGGTATCACATAGCTTTGAGCTTCTCCTCGACAAGGCCAGGGACATCACCCCTGAAACCTTGCAACTAAACGGATCGCAGGAATTGCCTGTGCTGAATTCTCAAGAAAAGGACACATGATCTCTCACAAGCCTGCCGGGTCGTCTCCCCCGGTTGGCTCAGGCAGGTTGGTCCCCCCCAGTCTGGCCGACCTGCCGACCACTCGATCACCCTGGAGGAACCCGGAGGGGGCCCCTGGCCGTCTGCCTGACCGTGCGACCCCGCCCCCACCCGCCCGCCGCCCCCCCCTTAGTTACATAAAGTAGTTAGAGGCTTTCATGCACGAACAGAAAAAATCCCTAAAGCAAAGAGAACAACTTAAAGGTTATACAAATGACCAACTACAAGAAAGACGAAGAGAGAAGAAACGAAAAGGAATGGACTATGACCGATTCTGCAAGGAAGAAGAAAATGAACCAGTCGCCCCAATATGATCCAGCCCTGAGATACGATGATTCCACCATGAAAGAGCTTGGGGACCCGGTTCATCATCCGCCACACTATACATTTGGCAAGATAGAGGTTCTGGATGCAATAGAGGACTGGGGTCTGGACTACCACCGGGGTAATGTGGTCAAGTATATGGTCCGTGCGGGAAAGAAGGACCCGGACAAGATGATCGAGGATCTGAGGAAGGCAAGGTTTTACATTGATCGGTTAATTAAACTTAAACAGGAGAATATAGATGGAATCGATTTCCATTGAGCTGCCGGATGAGGACTTCATTCACCTGGCGATACTGGCACACGAGAGGGAGATGACGTTGAACGATCTTATGAACCAGATAATCCGGGAGAATCTGGAGGTGAATCCTCCGAGAACGATAGATTATATACGGCTTAATGAACAGTGATCTGGTCAACCTAGTAGCAAAACTTCAAAGGGACCCGGTCTTCTATTTTGCAAACTGTCTGAAAATCCAGGAGTTTGGAACGGGGGAGTTGATTGCCTTCGAGCTGAATGAGGTCCAACGGATTCTACATGCGATGATGCAGAGGCAGATCAACAATGATGAGCATGTGAGGATGCTTGTTTTGAAGGCCCGGAGGTTTGGTATATCCACGTATGTACAGGGCAGGTTCTTCCATCATGCGGCGATGAATCGGAACAAGGTGGTTCAGATTACAACGCATAGTAAGGCGGCCACGGATGTGATGTTTAATATGGCCCGGACTATGGAGCAGAATCTTCCCAAGGAGATAAAGCCCCAGTTGAAGTACTCGGGAAAGAGGGAGCTGCACTGGGGGAGTGAGGAGGGTGGTTTAAACTCTTTATATAGTCTATCGACGGTAGGGGGTCGTGAGGTCCGGGGGAGTAAGATTGATTTTCTTCACTGTAGTGAGGTTGCAAGCTGGGGCAGGGGTGGTGAGGACTATTTACTGGGGCTTCTGAACTGTGTGGTTCAGGGGTTCAACACGGAGGCGATAATTGAGAGTACGGCCCAGGGGACGGGTGGGGTTTTTCACGATATGTTCTGGGATGCGTATGCGGGGGACAGTGGATGGGAGGCGGTTTTCTTTCCATGGTTTATGTTTAGTCACTACTCCAAGGATTTTAAGACTGATGAGGCCCGTGAGGAGTTCCAGGCGGGGCTTGGGCAGGATGATAGATATGGTGGTGAGGAGGAGTCGAAGCTACTGGGTGTTTCCTGTGAGTTTGATGTGGGGGGTGAGGAGCCTTTAAGGTTCGAGATCACACTAGAGAATTTACACTGGAGGCGGCAGTGTGTGAAGACGCAGTGTCAGAATGACCTGATCAAGTTTCACCAGGAGTTTCCGACAACGGCACGGGAGGCATTTGTTTCAACGGGAAGAGGGGTGTTTCCAAGGGAGCAGTTAAACGAGATGGTTCTGGATAGTGAGAGGCTGTCCCGGGAGAGGCCGAGTCTGGGGTACCATATACCGATTCAGGCGTACAAGGAGGGCAGGGTTGCGGAGAAGTATATAATAGAGGCCCAGGATGATGGTGAGTTACAGGTATGGGAGAAGCCCAATAAGCGCAGGGATTATCGGATCGGGGTTGATGTTAGTGAGGGTTTGGATATAGGAAGGGATACGGACTGGTCTGTGGCGGTGGTTATAGATCCTCATACGTTTGAGGAGGTTGCAATGATGAGGGTCAAGATAGATCCTGATCTGTTGGCCTGGCAGTTGGCGAGTCTGGGTAAGTGGTACAACAATGCACAGTTGTTTGTGGAGAGAAACAACCATGGACTTGTGACTTTGAAGTTTTTGCAGGAGGTTCATCTTTATCCGAACTTATATTCTGAAAAGATCCTGGATGAGCGGTCGAGCAGAACAGCGAGGAAGTTGGGATTTCACACAACGGTAAAGTCTAAACCGTTGATAATAGACTACCTCCGGGAGTTGATCCGGGAGAGAGAGATTAAACTTCATTCGCCAAAGTTACTAGATGAACTACAGACTTTTGTGAATTTACCCGATGGTAAAATGGCTGCTCAACCTGGGTCACACGATGACTGTGTGATGTCGCTGGCTATAGCAACATTTGGTGCAAAGATGTATCCCGCAACGGGACAGATACAAAAGAGAGCGGTCCCCTTTTATAAGAGGCCGCTAAAATTCTTTAATCCCTCTGGACTATGAGTAATGTAATCTCGGCAGACTTCGGGAAGAGACATCTGGAGGAGGACCTACAGCCGATTATGATGGATCTCGTTCAATGTTTTATAGACCACTTCGGAGAGGAACCCGGAAAGCAGTTGGCCCATGGGGTCTGTGCTTCTTTGAACAATTTATCCGAGCAACTAGAAAAGGAACTTAATGGAAGAACAACTCCCGGAGTCGGTTGATATTGTAGAGGCAGAGGTGAAGATGGTTTCGACGGAGTTGGATGATCTGGCGAGTCTGGTTCAGGAGAAGTTCACGGAGGCAAGGACCTATAGAAGGGACCACGAGACACACTGGCAGGAGTCATATGATGCATACCGGGGGAAGTATCCGAGTCATATTAACAAGTCTAATGAACTGGCACATGAGAGAGGAATATTTGTCAACCAGACGAGACGGAAGGTTAACTCTGCTAAGATCAAGATTGGGACTCTTCTGTTTGAGGATGGCAGGATACCTTTCAGTATTACACCTAGTCGGAGGCCGAGATACATTCCTCCTGATCTGGATGCACCTCCTGAAAGGCCTGACCTGCTTGAGGACGCTATTCTTGCAAGAGCTGAGAACATGGAGGACAGGATTAGGGACATCCTCGATAGAACGGGTTATAACCAGTCGGTTCAACACTCTATACACGAGATGTGTCTCTATGGTACGGGATGTACTAAGGCAATTTCATTGGAGAGGAAAAACTTTCCAGTCTTCCGTTCAGTGGAAACTCCAGAATATATGCTGGAGGTTGAGCAGTCTAAGGAGGAGGAGTTAGTCCCGGCAGTTAATCACGTTTCAATCTGGAATATATTTCCATCACCCGAAGCAGAGAGTCCACAAGATGCAGATTATATCGTTCAAAGGAGTTTCGTCAGTCCTAAGCAACTTAGGGAAATGGCTAAAACTGATGACAGTTTCATACCGGGATCAATTGAGCAGGTGCTTAAAGATAGTCAAGGGGAAAGGGCAGGATACGACGAAAGCCAGCACCCCAGAACCTTCGACGAATCCTCCAGTGTAAGGATCAAGAATATAGAGATTCTGGAATTCTGGGGGAGGATTGATGTAAGGGATCTGCAGCCGTACCTGAATATCGATGAGGAGGATATGCAGGAGAATATGGATGTGGTGATGACGGTTATAGGGGACAAGGTTGTCAAGATGGAGGAGAATCCGTTTGATGGTCAGAGTCCATATCATTTCTGCTACTGGCAGAAGAACCCTGAGAGTATCTGGGGTGATGGTATTTACTATGCGATACGGGATGTCCAGGCGATTCTGAACTTTTCATATGCAATGATGGTCGAGGGAAAGGCACTTGCAGCGGCTCCGTTGACGGTTATCGATCCTAATGCATTTGAGTCGGGAGAGGATACCGAGCAGATGTATGCGGGTAAGCAGATGAGGGTGAAGCCTGGGATGAGTGTACGGGATGCGTTTACGAGTGTTGTGATACCTGATGTTACCAATGGGTTGTTGTCACTGATACAGCAGTTGGAGCGTGAGGCGGATCTGGATAGTGGTCAGACATCTATCGGGTACGGGGATATGAGCCCGGCACAGACGAAGACGGCCACGGGTATGTCTATTTTAAATTCCAATGCAAACCGTCAGACTGCCGATGTTGTAAGGTCGGTCAGTAATATGATCACACAGAACATACAGGCGATATATCGTTGGTTAATGGTTGACTCCCCGGACAATACGATCAAGGGGGACTACGAGGCAATTTCAACGGGATATGAGCAGTATGTTGCAAAGGAGGTCCATAATTCCCAGTTGATACAGTTCCTGCAGGTGGCGGGTTCGTTGCCACAGTTTCAGGCGTTTATCAAACATGAGGCGTTTACAAGGCCGTTGCTCAGGGCGTTTAATCTGGACCCGGAGAACATGTTGAAGACCGAGGAACAGGTTGCCCAGGAAATGCAACAGGGTCAGCAGGCACAGCAGCAGGCTCAACAGCAAATGGTTCAGCAACAGCAGCAGGCCTTAGTGACTCAGATACAGGCTCAGGCCCAGGCAGATATTAGCAAGGAGCAGGCAAAGGCGATGCTTGATGAGAAGCAGGCTGTCAGTGATGACCAGAGGGAACTAGAGACCCGGGAACGGTTAGAGTTGATTAAACAGGGAAATGTCTTGCACCCGGCAAACCTAGCAAATAGCTCTA